GAACCCTCCTAGAAGCATCCCTTATCACTCGTAATGAGGGTAGAGAAGTGCTTGATTTGGAACCTGTAGCAGGTGGTGACGAGTTTATAATGCCAATGAACTTCGCTACTGGCACTCAAAATGGTGGGGGAAAGAGCAATGTAGGTGTAGATACAAGTCAAGGAACCTCCGAAGGAGACAACTAATGAACACACGCTCAATTAATAAAGGAAACATTGAACTCCGCTCAACTGAAACAGGAAACACCCTGAGCGGTTACGCCATTCTATGGAATTCACCATCAAAAGAGATAAGAGAAGGTGGACGAAGGTTCACCGAGACAATCGACCGATCAGCATTTGACATTGGTTCTCAAAGCAACGATGTGAAACTCTTTTTCCAACATCAGAGCGATATGCCACTTGCTAGAAGCGCAAACGGTTCACTCCAACTCCGTAACGACCCAAAAGGACTCCACTTTAGCGCAGAACTACCCAACACGACACTTGGTTCCGATGTAAAGGAACTGATTCGCACAGGGATTCTGACTGGTGAAATGTCTTTCGGGTTCACCGTTACCGAGCAACGCTGGAGTGAAAACAATACTAAACGAGCAGTTTCGAAAGGAACTCTCTATGAACTCTCCGTTGTGGTAGATCCCGCCTACCCCAATACCAACTCATCTTTGCGGGAAGAACAAGTTAGCACACAACAGCGAATCAATAATATTCGCAGAAACAGGATAGTATAATGACAAAATCAGAACTGCTCATCAAACGAGCAAACCTCACCCAAGAACTCCGCAATGGTCTTGACCGTTGGGAAAAGGAAAACAAGAAGTCATCCAACGAGTTTGACGCAGTCGCCACTGGTGACCTGAAGCGTCAAGTCACCGAGATGGAAGCAGACCTCGATAAGATTGAAGCAGACATCGCAATCTGCGACAAGCGTGCCAAGGCAGACGAAATTGACCGTGTTACCAACATTCCAGTCTATGATACTCGCAAGGGTAAGTTCATAGATGCGGGTGATGCTGGTTACGCCAAGAGATTCTTCGAAGCAGTTGCAAGAGGTTCTTTCGCAGGACTTGAACCCGAAACCCGTGGAACAACCAATCTTAATTTTACTGCGGGTGCTTCTATTCCAACTCTCATGGAAAACGCAGTCGTTCAAGCGATGTATCAGGAAGGTGTGATTCGTAAGATTTCGAATGTTCAGACAATTGATTCCAAGCGCACAATCGCCATCGAATCAACTCTGCCAACTGCAAACATCGTTTACGAAGCAGCAGCAATCACTCCTGTTGAGCAAGCATTCGCTTCATCTATCGCAGTCAATCCCATCAAGTTCGTTTGCGCTTCTTCGCTCTCACAAGAGTTCATTGAAGATGCAATCGGTCAGAACGGCATTGGTTCCGCAGTAGCGTGGATTTCTGCAAACATTGGTAAGTCACTCACTCGCAAGATGGAGTCTTACTATGCAACAGGAAGTGGTGCTGCATTGGCAGCAGGTGCTGGGCAACCGCAGGGTATTGCTCTCATCACTAACACTTTCACCAATAACAATGCCAGTGCGACTGCTTCGGCAACGCATCCTGGTCCAACTGGTGATGACCTTATGGACACCTACTTCTCACTCGGTGCTCAATATCGACCAGGTTCTGTTTGGTTGATGCATGACAGCGTTCTCAAGACAATTCGCAAACTCAAGACTGTTTCAGGAGGTCAAGAGTATATCTTCAAAGTTGATACCACTGGTGACCTTCGTGAAGGTGTCAGCGGAATTCTGCTTGGTCAACCCCTCTTTGTTTCCGAGTGGATGCCTGCGCTTGGAACAACTATAAACACCATCAACTGCGTCTTAGGTGACTTCAAGAATTACTTTGGCATCTATGACCGCAAGGGAATGGAGACTATGATTGACCCGTATTCTCTCTCACTCAATGCAAAGACCAACCTCATTACTTACATGCGCACCGATAGCAAGATTCTGATGGAAACTGCTTTCGCCGTATTCCGTAACAAGGGAAGTTAAGACTTTTTTCTCTTCTGGTCTGCTGCGGGGAAACCCGCAGTGGACTTTTCAAACCCCAAGGAAGACCAATGATAAACCTCATACAACTCAAAAAAGCAATGAAGATAGACTTTACAGCAGATGATGCGGACTTGCTTCGTCTGTTGGATGCCGCTGTATCATTTGTTGAATCCTACACTGGCATCTCTCTTGATGTAAAAACCAAGACAGATTATATGGCATACTTTATGAAGATGGGTTTCTCAGGATATCCATTCATCTCAGTCACCTCAGTAACTTACACCAGTGCTCCATCATCGGTAGTCACCACGATGGCAGCATCGGCATACTTTGTAGACCGCAGCAAAGATATTGTTACACTCAACTTTCTAGATTATCCATCAATGGCAGACGGAACTCAAGTAGCAGTGACTTATCAATACGGATATGCTGTTACTCCTGCTGCGCTTGACCAATGCGTTATATCATTGGTTGCCGCTTGGTATAACAATGTAGAAGCAACCACTCCAATCACCTTGTCACAGGTTCCAATGGCGTGTATGTGGATGTTGGACAATCTTAAAGTCCGAAATGCGGTGATGTCATGATAGGAGCAGGACGACTGCGTTTCACCGCACAAGCGCAACGCCAAAACGCCATTGATGCTTTAGGCAATAAAACTAAAGCGTGGACTAACTTGGGTAGTTCATTTCGTGTAGACCTGAGAGACATCGGTTCACAGGAGCAAGAATATGCTGGAGGAACCAACCTTGTTCAGCAATACGAATGCTTAGCAAGATATGGAAGCATCGAGAAGAATGATGTAAAGACCAGTGACCATCTTGTGATTGATTCAAGAACATTCAACATCTCCTCAATGCGAAATGAAGCAGAACGAAATCAAGTCATCACAATGACCATAGAGGAGATTGTATGAGTCTATACACCGCAGTTCGTAATATGCTTACTACTGGCACAGCAATGCCTGTTGCCGTTGGTGCTGTTTCTCTTGGTGTTCGAACTCAGACAGTAGCACTACCCGCAATCGTGTTCAACACAACTGAAATTGAAACATTATCAATAGGAACTGGCAGTGGTGACCAGTTGAAACGAGCAACCGTTTCTCTCAAGGTTTATCACGACACGGCAGTTGATGTTACAACTGTAGGACTCGCAACCATTGCCAAGTTTATTCCTGGCACTTACGACTCACTCGTCATTCAGGCAATCGTCGTTCTCTCTAACTCAATTCAAGAACCTTCGTCTGACAACGGTGAGGAAACCAATCCCTTCGTCGGCGAAATCATCGCAGATTATTACTACAAGGAAACCTAATGGCATACTCAGCATCACTCTCAGCAATCTCATTCGCAGGTGTTAATGTCAAAGCAGTCGGCAATGTATCGTGGTCATACAATCGTTCACCACTTGAAGTCACTCCAATCGGTGCGTGGAACTCCTACTTCATTCCTGGAGTAGCAAGCACCACCATCTCGTTGGATGTCTACTTCTCACACGCAGACCATACTTACCTCAAAGCAGCAATCCTCAATCCAGTAGCAAATATTACTACTCAACCAAATGCGTTCATTCTGACCTTTGGTGGAAATACAGTATCAAGTGCTGTTGTTCCTGAAACTATAACAGGTTCTGCTTATGTGGTTGGTTGGGATGTCGTAATGTCATCAGGTGATGTCGTTCGTGCGCAGTTCCAACTAGTAGTTCAAGGTTACATTCTCAGCACTGTAGGTTCGGGAACTGATTACGCAGATTACGGCACTGCCGAAACCGCACCACCAGCATAATAAAAGGATACCAAATGAAGAAGAAAATAGTTACATCTCCGTCAACACTCAAAGCAGCACTCAAACTTGAACCAATCGCCTACCTGACCACTAATGGAATAGAGGTGATTCTGAGACGACCATCTGTATTAGATTTGGTTACAGCGATTGAAATCAGTAAAGCAAACATAGAGACTCCTCATATATTCCAAGCGTGGTTAGTTCAAAACCACTTATATGATGGAGACACGCAAGTCTTCACCAGCACAGAAGAAGTTCTTGAATGCGACAACGGATTGATTCAGGAACTTTCTGGTGAGATTGATAAGTTATACGGTGAAGGAAAAAACTGAGTAAGGCAGTCTGTCGGGTTCTCCTGACTGCCTCACGATTAACAATATATGAACTCGACACAATGCCACTGGTGCTTTACAGCGCAATTGTCATGGACTTAGACCAAAAGGATTTGGAGGAAGCATTTGATAAACTACGGAATCTCCCAACAATCCCTCAAGAATATTCAGAAAGACCTACAGACTTTAGGAAGAACTTTGGCAAAGAAGGTTATCCGCACGGGTTTGAGAGCGTGGGGTAACGAAACTATTCAGGTCATGCGTTCCAATATGATGTGGAACGACGACGAAGTTAAACGAGCAGTAAAGATTAAAGTTGTTTCCTTCAAGCGTAACAGAGGCATTTGGATTGGTGTTGGTATTGAAGGTGGTAAGATGGTCACCGCACACGGCAAACCATTTTGGGCAGCAACACTTGGTCGTTGGTATACAGACGGTTGGACACCTTATCCTAAAGGCAGACCAACTGGTAAGAAGACAAGAGGTTGGCGCAGCGGTCTGAGAGGTGTTGGTGGCAATAAGATATACCAACTAGATTTTCTTACAAAGACAGCACGCAGTCAGCAACAAAACATCTCTTATCACATCGAAGAAGCAATGCGTAGCGCACTGAAATAAAGGAATAGCATGGCAAAGAAGATTTCAGCAATAGTCATTCCAGCAGTTATTGATACTACAGGTATTGATAAAGGCATTAACTCCATCAAGACTAAGTTGTCGGGTGTCCGAGGTTCCATTGGAACACGCAATAGCGGAACAGGTGGAGTAGGTGGTGGAGGAAACTTCGGAGCAGGACTACCGCACTACGGAGGTTCTGCTATTACTACTGGTGCTGCTGCTGGTATTGGTGCTGGTTTTGGTGGTCGGTCAAGACAAGAAGCGGCAGTAAATGTAGGCACATCAGGATGGACTGAACGACTCAAACAATTGACTGACAAGCAAAAACAGCAATTCTATAAAAATGAAAGAGCATCGCAAAACTTCCTATCAAGAAGAGTGCGGGATTTCGGATTAAACATAGCACAAGAAGGGCGAAGCATGAAATTTAGCGGAGGTGCATATGGCATGGCACCTACCGTCAATGCTGCTGGCACTGCATTTGTTCCTGGAAAACAAAATAAAACATTAATAGACGCAGGAAGTAAACGCCTAAGAAAGGGTCTTAACATTGCAGATTTCAGTCAAAAATATTTGAGAGGTGTTGGTGCGAGAGATGCGTTTGAAAAGTTTGCTAGCAATGGTGGTGGTAAATTCGCAGGTATTGGTTTAATTGGTGCTACCATTGCTAATGCTGAGTTCACAAGACAATCCTTCACTCAGAGTGGAATCAAATCTAACTTCTCCGACTTGTCAAATCTTGAAGGCAATCCCGCATTATACAATCGTGCTGCTGCTATCAAGCGCAGAACTTATGGTCCAACTGGATTACCAACCTTTGCTCAAGCAATGGTCTTGGGTGCTGATATGCAAAGTAACGGTAGTGGTGCTGCCGAAGGAGTGGCATCAGCAACTGACAAGTTGATAGCAGGTGCTGGCGTGATTCAAGGCGCAAGAGTAGAAGTAGCAGCACAAGCACTTTTAGGAACACTCAGGGGAGTGCGTAATGCTTCTTCTTGGGTCGTTGACAAACTAGGTAAAATATTCTCATAAGATTCACATAAGAACGGAACAACTATGCCCCCTCCCAATCAACCTGGTCCTCACGCTTTCGCTCAGACTACCACTTATCAAGTCTACTTTATCTCCTCAGTCGCCAAAATGGCAGACCTTGGTGGAGAAAGCGAGATTGTTCAAGTGTATTTGATTCGTCGTCACGATGATGCCGTCATAGACTACAACGCTCAAGACTTTAGCACTATGAACGATGAAGCAGCAATCCCGCTAATCGGTTCGCTGTTCTCCGATTGGCAATCATCTTCTGACCACGGAGCAGGTTGGCAAGCACTCGCACGATGTCGTGGTTACATCTTTGAGACTGTAAATCCTGGTCGCTGTAAGGTTACCGTAACTTGGACTACGATGGCAGCAGGTGACCCAAAGACTTTTGCCACTTGGACAAACTCACCTAATCCTGCTCAGATGTTACTACCATCGTCAGTTGAATACCAAGCAAGCACTCGTTCTGACAAGTATTGGAGAGTTGGTTCCGCTGCCAGTTCTCCCGTGATGACTCAACCTTCAAACACTTTGAATGTCAGCAGTGCTGACATTGGTGGAGCAGCAGTCAACTACAAGGAAGGCATTGATGTTCAAATTCCACAAGTTCGTTTCAGAATGCGCTTGATGCGAGATGCTTCTATTGCCCCAATGAAAGACCAGTTTGCTATTGTCTCTTCTTATCTGAATAAGATGAACTCGCATGTGTTCTTTGATTTTGTAAACGGATCTTTGATTTGCGAAGGTGTGAATATGGTCAAGTTGGAGAACGAGTATTACGAAGTCATCTTTGATTTCCTTTACGATGCGAACTATTTCCATTCACAAGTTCCTGAGATGGAACCTTGGGGTGATGTTGCGATTACCGCAGGAACACCACCAACAATCAAGCGAGTGGATTGGAAACGAAATGTCTACGCACAAGTCAACTTCAACAACATCTTTACCGCATCAGCATCTGATGTGGCAACGAAGGCATATCTTGCGCAAGGATTCTGGTTACCATAATGGCAACACCTGGTTATTTTGACAACACCAAACGCAAATCATTTGATATCAATAGGGCAACAGTCAATGACCGTGGAACTATGGATAGCAGACTGAGTCTGTTCGTAGTCACTGCTTCAACTGCGATTAGTGGTGCGTCTTACAGGTGGTTGTATACCATCAAACCTGCTCAGATATCTGAAGCAACTCCGTATTCACCATCTCAACTCTCAGGAGCAGACCCTGTTGGTTATCCCGCA